CCATTGCTTTGACTGCTGCGGCCTACGCCGCAAACGGTCCCAAGGTGTTGGTCGTGAGCGATAGAGTACATCTCTTAAAAGCCTGCGCCGAACTGGCTGGAGAGGATGCAATATGTGTTACGGGCGAGATTTCGCATGAAGATAGAGAAACGTACATATCCGAAATCAGAAGTGGAAAAAAGAAAATTTTATTTGGCACGCAAGCTATCTTCTCTGAAGGAATCTCAGTAAATAACTTAAGTTGTCTTATTCTTGGTACACCTATCAATAATGAGCCTCTCCTCACACAACTTATTGGACGAGTAATACGAAAAGAGGAGAATAAGAGGGACCCCGTGATTGTAGATATACATCTAAAAGGAAACACTGCCAGAAAGCAGGCTTCTAATCGCATGGGTCATTATATGAAGCAGGGCTATGCAATTAAACAACTGTAAAAAAATAGTTCTTGACATTTCTGGTATTTTTTAGTATAATATATGTTCTTTTATGACTGGCCGAAAATCTATAACGCATCGCAAGGTAGCGTGATAGAAATTGTACGAATTTTTAGGATGATTGTTGAAAAACAAATTCCTAAAAACAAGTATGATTCTATCTATAGATATTCGCAGAAAAACTTTTCTGGGATTAGTTTCATGCTACATCCTGACGTTCTTCTACACCATTCATTTAAGTACAAATACCGTGAAATTGCACAGTATATAAGTTTGTGCGCTCTGCGTTCATCAGCGGATTTTATCTCAACACAAGACCCATCTCTTGATGTAATTTTGTTGCCGGGATTAAATCCAGAAAAAATTATAGAAAACAATAGGCTACTCATGCTAGATGAAAATAAAGTTTATTTTCGGTATGAAGAAGTCAATCCAAAGGAGATACATTAATAATGGCTATTAATTTCAATCAGCACAAAGGTGCTGCACAAAAATCAAATATTACATCTTTCCAGTACACAGATGGTGATAATAAGTTTCGTTTAGTAGGCGACATTCTTGCTCGCTATGTATACTGGATTAAAGGTGAAAATGATAAAAACATTCCGCTGGAGTGTCTGTCTTTTGACCGCAACAAAGAGTCTTTTAACAATATGGAAAAAGACTGGGTTCGTGAGTATTATCCTGACCTAAAATGCGGCTGGAGCTACGCAACTCAATGTATTGATAATGGTCAAGTCAAAGTTGTAAACCTAAAGAAAAAGCTGTGGGAGCAGATTATTACTGCAGCAGAAGATTTAGGAGATCCAACAGATCCCGAAACAGGCTGGGATATACAGTTCAAGAGAGTAAAAACGGGACCTCTGCCCTATAACGTAGAGTATCAGCTACAGGCTCTTAAGTGCAAGCCGCGTGCTTTAAGCGAAGCAGAGCTTGCTTTGATTGCAGATCTCAAGTCTATGGATGAAGTTATGCCCCGTCCAACGCCAGATGCCCAGAAAGAGCTACTAGATCGTGTTCGTGAAAGTGCGGGCGATGAAATTGATGAAACTATTGAAGACGAGTTTAAGATTGCATGATTTTATTTACGGCTGATTGGCACATTAAACTGGGACAAAAGAATGTCCCAGTTGAGTGGGCAACCAAAAGATATAACGAATTTTTTGACCAAGTGCATCAACAATCAGAGAGTTGTGACATGCACATCATTGGAGGAGATTTGTTTGATCGCATACCTACAATGGAGGAGCTTTCTCTATACTTTTCTTTTATACGAAAGGTAAAGAAGCCCACTCTAGTATATGACGGTAACCATGAAGCAACTCGTAAGAATAAAACATTTTTTTCACAACTTAAACAAGCATCAAGAGATATCAACCCATTAGTGAATGTGGTTGATATCTCTTATATTGATGAAGATTTAGGTTTTGGAGTATTGCCTTACGCTGATCTACATAGAAAGGATAGTATAGAGCACTTTAATACAGAACAACCTTTATTTACTCATGTAAGAGGAGAAATACCTCCTCATGTAAAACCTGAAGTAGATCTAGATAGATTTAATGACTTCCCCGTAGTATTTGCAGGGGACTTACATGCTCATAGCAATACACAAAGAAATATTGTATATCCTGGCAGCCCAATGACTACTTCTTTTCATAGACAAGAAGTAGAAACAGGGTACCTTCTTATTAACCCAAAAGATTGGTCGTGGGATTGGTGGCCCTTTACTCTGCCTCAGTTACTGAGAAAAACAGTAACTAATCCAGCAGATATGATACCCACTGATTATCATCACACAATCTATGAGATAGAAGGGGATATACAAGAGCTAGCTTCAGTAGAAAACACAGAGTTACTTGACAAGAAAGTTGTAAAAAGAAATTCGGAAGCATCCTTGATTATTGAAAAGGATATGACTTTAGACGAAGAGCTGGTAGAATACCTAAAATATATTTTAGAGCTTCCAGAAGATAAAATAACTAATATTTTGGGAACATATAATGATTACGCTCAAAAAGCTCAAGTGGAGTAATTGCTTTAGCTATGGCCCAGACAATGAGCTACAGCTAGACGACAACACTGTCACTCAAATAATTGGTACAAATGGTATGGGCAAATCGTCTATACCATTAATTATTGAGGAGGCACTATACAATAAAAACTCAAAAGGCATTAAAAAAGCAGACATACCAAATAGGTATATAAACGACGGCTATGATATTGAGTTGGAGTTTGAAAAGTCTGGCAAAGAGTATTTAATTAGTATAAATAGAAAAAACAACATAAAAGTTGCTTTACTAGAAGATGGGGAAGATATATCAAGTCACACGGCTACAAACACCTATAAAAGTATACAGGACATAGTGGGAGTAGATTTTAAGACTTTTTCACAGCTTGTTTATCAAAATACAAATGCTAGCCTACAGTTTCTTACCGCGACCGATACTAATAGAAAAAAGTTTCTAATTGATCTGTTAAGGCTGGAAGAGTACGTTCAGTTATTTGAAGTATTTAAAGAAGCATCACGAGAGTCTTCAAATAAGATGATTGAGGTATCCTCAGAAATTACAACTATTGAAAAATGGTTATCAAACAATAAACTTGAGGCTACCAATATACTGCCACTATTAAATTTAGAAATTGATACGGAAGAAGACGAGAAAACATTCCGTTCTCTTTCAGTAGAACTTAAAAATATTTCCGAAAAAAATAAAAAAATTCTAAAAAATAATCACTATAAAGAAATGTTGGGCGGGATAGATATTAACAAAATACAATCCTCATTAGAAACACTTCCTCCTACAGAGTCTTATGACAAGTATCAGAGTATCATAGGACAGGTAGAAGGTGCTAAAAGAGCTTCTGATAACATGATGCAAAAGCTTGAGCAATTAGGGGATAAGTGTCCTACTTGCGAGCAAGATATAGATGCAGAGTTTAAAAATGAATTAATCAGAGCCGAGAAAAAAACTCTCGATTTTCTAGCCTCAAAGAAAGAATATAACGAAAACATCATACGACATATAAAAAGAAACAATGCTGCTAGAACTAATTTATCTAATGCGCAGAAAGAGTGGGAAGACCTTTTCAGAAGTATAGATAATACTTTACCCACTAACCTTCTTAATGCAGAAGAGCTACAAGAAAGCTTAGACGAAGTAAGTGCAAAACTAAAAACAGCAAAAGCAGAACTAGCTAATATTGCTTCACAAAATGAAGCAATTACAAAGAGAAATACTAGAATTGAAATAATTCAGGCCCAGACAGATGGTTTTATAGAAAAACTAGCTGCAGCACAGGAAGTTTTAGATCAGCAAAAAGACTTAGACTCTAACTTAGAGATTCTAAAAAGAGCATTTAGTACAAACGGACTTCTTGCATATAAAATTGAAAATCTAGTAAAAGAACTTGAAGAGTTAGCAAATAGTTATCTTGCAGAACTATCCGACGGTAGGTTTACGTTAGAGTTTATTGTATCAAATGATAAATTAAATGTGCAAATTACTGATAATGAGAATATTGTAGATATTCTAGCGCTTTCTTCTGGAGAGCTCGCAAGAGTAAATACTGCAACTCTGATAGCTATTCGTAAACTAATGAGTAGCATATCAAAGTCAAGAATAAATATACTTTTCTTAGATGAAGTTATAAATGTTCTTGACGAAAGTGGTAGAGAAAAGATGGTAGAGGTATTACTACAAGAAGATTTAAATACCTATGTAGTGTCACACGGCTGGACTCATCCTCTGTTGGAAAAAATAGAGGTTGTCAAAGAAGGAAACGTGAGTAAACTCGAATGGTAGATGAAAAATTACAACTAATTCTTTTTAACGAAGAGTGTAGGCAGAGCAATCAAATAGAGCTGATAGCAAGTGAAAACTTTGCAAGTGAGGCTGTAAAAGAGCTTTGCGGTAGTGTTTTTACTAATAAGTACGCTGAAGGTTATCCTGGTGCTCGTTACTATAATGGTTGCGAGTACATGGATGCTGTAGAAACATATGCACAAGAATTAGTTCAAAAACTATATGGTTGTTCATACTCTAATGTTCAGCCCCATAGCGGGGTCAATGCAAATACAGCAGTATATCAAGCATTTCTAAAGCCAGGAGATAAAATTCTTGGAATGGACTTAGCTAGTGGGGGGCATTTGAGTCATGGTGCAAAACCAACTTTAAGCGGTAAGGTATATGAAGCATACTCTTATGGTGTAAAAGAGGACGGCTGGATTGATTATGAACAAGTAGAAAGGATTGCTTTAGAGCAGAACGTAGATATGATTGTAGCAGGTGCAAGTGCATACTCTCGTCATATAGATTGGGGTAGATTTAGAGATATTGCAAAAAAAGTAAATGCGTATCTTTTATGTGATATGGCGCATTACAGTGGGCTAGTCGCAGCAAGAATGTACCCGAGTCCGATTCCTTTTGCTGATGTAGTTACAAGTACTACACATAAGACATTGCGAGGACCAAGAGGTGGAATGATTCTTTGGAACAATCCAAATTATACTAAAAAAATAAATAGTGCTATTTTTCCTGGAACACAGGGCGGACCGCTTATGAATATGATTGCTGCAAAAGCACAGTGTTATTCAGAAGCACTACAGCCTTCTTTTGGGCATTATATATTTAATGTAATTAAGAATGCTCGTACAATGTCAAAAGTATTTACTGATGCAGGCTATAACGTAATTACGGGAGGAACAGACAGTCATGTACTTCTTCTTGATTTAAGTGATAAAGCTATCAGTGGAAAGGAAGCCGCAGATAGACTTGAAGAGAATGGAATTACTGTAAATAAAAATGGTGTGCCCAATGATCCTCGTAATTTTATTGAAACAAGCGGCATAAGAATTGGTACGGCAGCAGAAACAACAAAAAATAGATCTAACTACTGGTTTCAAGACTTGGCAGGTACGATGATCGAGATATTGGAGAAGTAGTGGTAGATTCAAGAGCAAAAGGAGCAAGAGGAGAGTATCTTGTAAGAGATATGTTACGAGAGCATACTGGACATCAGTTCGAGAGAGTTCCTAGTTCTGGCGCACTTGAGTATTTAAAGGGAGACTTATATGTTCCTCATGCAAAAAATAAATTTTGCATAGAAGTAAAGAACTACGCAGAATCTCCTCTTACAGATAAAATATTTACAGCAAGTAAAACTAATAACTTAATACAGTGGTGGAAAAAACTAGAAAGACAAGCAGAGCAAGGAAGTCAAGAGCCTTTACTGTTTTTCAAATATAATAGATCACCCATTTTTGTAGTAACGGTAGAGCCGCCTGATAAAACAGAAGAATATATGTTTATATGTTTCTTAAACTGTTTTGTTCTGCTTGCAGAAGAGTGGCTAACCAAAGAAAAGGTAGAATTTTTAGATGGCATTTAACTTTACAGATAAAATAGTTGATAATGATATCAACTGTACACTAATAGTAGATGCCTTAAATTTGGCGTTTAGATGGAAGCATCAAGGAAGAACAGATTTTAGATATGAGTATCAAAGAACTATTCAATCTTTAGCAAAATCTTACGACTGTAAAAATGTAATAATTACAGCAGATTTAGGCTCTTCTACTTATAGAAAAGAGATAAATCCAGAGTATAAACAAAATCGAAAAGATAAATTTGCTGACCAATCGGAAGCAGAAAAAGCAGATTTCGAAGAGTTTATAGAGGAATATGAAGCAACTCTCGATCTTTTACAAGAAGACTATACGTTGCTTCGATTTAAAGGAGTAGAAGCAGATGATATTGCTGCTCATCTAGTCAAAGAAAAAGATAAATATGACTTAGAATATATTTGGCTGATTTCAAGTGATAGGGATTGGGATTTACTCATAGGAGAAAATGTTAGCAGATTCTCTTATGTTACACGTAAAGAAGTAACATTAGAAAACTGGAGCGAACACTATGATGTAACTCCTGAAGAGTTTATTTCTCTCAAATGTCTTACAGGGGATAAAGGCGACAATGTTCCAGGAATTCCTGGAATTGGACCAAAAAGGGCTGTGGGGCTTATAAAGGAATATGGAGATGCTTTAAGCATCTACGATGCCTGTCCTATTGATAGTAAATACAAATATATTCAGTCATTAAATGAAAACTATGAGCAAATACTACAAAACTATGAGCTTATGGATCTAATCACATACTGTGATGATGCTATAGGTGTAGAGAATGTATCAGTGATAAAGGGGATAATGAATGCAAATTAACTATAATCGTGATAATTATCTATCTGAGTTCAGTATTAAAACACTGGAAGATAGATATTTAATCGGGGACGAAAAATCTCCCCAAGAAGCATTCGCTCGTGCAGCAAAGTGTTTTTCCGACAATGAAGCACATGCTCAGAGACTCTACGACTATGCAAGCAAGTTGTGGTTTATGTTTTCTACACCTGTGCTTTCCAACGGTGGAAGTGCTCGTGGAATGCCTATAAGCTGCTTTTTGAATTATGTAGACGATAGTAGAGAGGGCATTACAGACCACTATACAGAAAATGCTTTTCTATCTTCCGTTGGAGGAGGAGTTGGTGGGTGCTGGAGCGGGGTTCGGAGTGTAGGCTCGAAAACGAGCAATGGCTCCGAAAGTACGGGTGTAATACCCTTTATGAAAGTTGTAGATGCTGAAATGCTTGCTTTCTCTCAGGGAGTAACTCGACGTGGAAGCTATGCAGCATATCTTGATATGTCTCATCCTGAAATTGAGGAGTTTTTAGATGTCCGTAAACCTACTGGTGGAGATATTAATAGGAAGTCTACTAATTTGCACCACGGCGTTGTTGTCTCTGATGCTTTTATGCAAATTATTGAAAACGCTACTAGAGCACCCGGTTTCGACGATAGCTGGGATCTTATTGATCCCCATAGTAATGCCACTGTAAAAACAGTATCGGCAAAAACACTTTGGGTAAAACTTATTCAAAATCGTGTTGAAACGGGTGAACCTTACATTATGTTTGGTGATACTGTGGACGAAAGCGTGCCAGAATTTCAGCAAAAACTTGGATTAAAAGTTCATCAATCAAATCTATGTTCTGAAATTACACTTCCTACAGATAAAGACCGCACAGCAGTATGCTGCCTGTCAAGTGTAAATTTAGAAGAGTATGATGAATGGAAAGATAATGACCAATTTATTCCTGATTTGGTAAGAATGTTGGATAACGTACTACAGTACTTTATTGACCATGCTCCGGATCAGCTATATCGCGCAAAGTATAGTGCAATGAGAGAAAGGAGTATTGGTCTTGGAGCAATGGGCTTTCATGCCTATCTACAACGTCATAACACTCCATTTGAGAGTCCTATGGCAAAGAGTAGGAACATGCAAATGTTCTCACGAATTAAGTCGGAGGCGGAACGTGCAACCAGAGAGTTGGCTAAAGAAAGAGGCGAATGTCCTGATGGAGAGGGTTACGGTGTTCGGAACGCTCACCTTCTTGCTATTGCTCCTAACGCCAGTAGCAGTATTATCTGTGGTAATACTTCTCCTTCAATTGAGCCTTACC